TCTTACTGCTGGTTTCACCAAAGGATTCTATTTGCAATCCTGTTACAGTATTCTTTGCAGTAGCCTTAATATATATATTACCCATGATTTCTTTTGGTTCTCCATAGGTAACTATAATTTTATTGTATGCTGCAATTCTTTGAATGGCTTGGTTACTTAGTATCCATTGTCTATTCTGTTTAAGTTGCCAAGCTAACTTGTCGTTTGGTTCTATGTCTGGGCATAATGATTTTATCTTAGCCCATGCTTGTGCTTTATCCATTGTTTTGCTCCTTTATTCTAATAGATAATCTACCAGTTTTATCACGGCTGGCAGTAACACCGTTATGAATAACAGACTTAGCATCGTCTGGTATTAATCCTTTAAGTTTGTTTTTGTTTTCCTCGTTGTTAGTTTTGTGTTTGCTAGCAAGTTTGTTGCTTTTAATTGTATCTTCTGCAATATCTATAAACTCTCTAGCCCAATTATAATCTGCGTTCTTGTTTAGATTATATACTATACCACTAGCAGTTTCAATCTTTTGTTCTAATGGTGGACCACTAAGCCATGTGAACTCTTGAGATATTTTATACCATTGTTCTCTGTCAATACCTTCTGGTTCTCCATCCATATAGAATGCTTCTGGTCTATGCCAAAAATCATATAACCTTTCACCAACTTCTTCTACTCGTTGCATATAAATAGATAAGAATTCATTATCTCTATACACTATATCATACTCATGTCTTTGATTACCGAAGATAGCTGAGAATAATATCTCATCAGTACCAGCTACATACATATGATGCTGTAGTTGTGGATAATAAAATTCTATTTGTTTATCTAATGTTGTAAGCTGATTAGTATGTTTTAGTTCTGCTATTTTTTGATCAAAGATTGGGCCATAAGTAACATCTAATGTAGAAGCTATAGTATAAGGATAACCTCTGTTCTCTACTTCTACTACAATATGGTGTTGTGTTTTTACTTCATTATGATCTTCACCATAACCTTCTATATTATTTTTAGATAACTTTTTGTTAAGCCAGTCTGTATGGAATTGCTCTGTAGCTATACCTAATTGGACTGGAAGTTTATTAGATAAGTCAACAGATACTAACTCTATTTTATTACACCACAGTTCTTCCATAAGATGATAGTCACCAGATGCTATAGCTTTGGCATCACTACTACTTATCTTGTCTTTGTAATACTCTGCTCTATTCAGAAAAAATGATCCTGAAACATTGGTAATATTTTTAGATGTTTCAGGGTTATCAAAAGAAAAGTTTTCAATATGTTTTATAGTCATTGTTTACTCCTTGTTTAATTGTTCAGCAATTTTTTTATGAGCATGCTGAAGTAACTCAAACACCTCTAGTCGTGGTATATATATTTTATTAGCATGGCTAATAATATTTTGTATGCTTGGATACTGAGAGCTGCGTACCATTTTCTTTACTGCATATTGCAAGGCATCAGCTGGAAATATTTTTAGTTCTTCAGAGTACACTGCATAGAAGTCTTGCTTTTCTTTTTCTGTATCTGGTAATACTCTTTTGTTTACTAAGAATAATAGGTACAAACACTCAGTCATCTGCTCTAAACTAATAGGTTGTAACCTATCAATCATAAACTTAAGATCAATCTCTAAATCATCAAGAGCTTTGTTTATTTCTCTCTGGGATTTGTAAGACTTGACTTCCATTTGTCTTTTGAATTGCACTCCTGTTAGTAATTCCTTGCTCAATGGTGTTTGCAGATGTGCTATTGGATTGGTATCTGTTGTAGTAATGTCCGTCTCGTAACCAGTTAGCTGGTTGTTTGATGTATCGTTGTTCGATTTTTTGTTGCTCGACATATCGTCTGTATTCTTTGGCTCCATTTAGTATCTCCTCTTCCGTTGCACCATCGGTTTTAATTGCCACAACATACTGTGTCATAGCTGGAAACACACCCATAGCATTAGGGTATACTTCCCAGAATTTATTAAAGCTATCTAATAGTTTTAATTTTTTTAAGTCGTTAGGCTTGTAAGTTTTCATTTGTGTTCTCCAATTTAATTTCACATTTAAGGGCAATAGCCCATGAAGTTAAATTGAAAGCACCTGGACTTCTAATCCCACACTCCCATTTACCTACTAACCCATCGGCATTGCCCATTATCTGGTCTAACTCAAGTTGTGATATATTCAAACTTTCTCTTCGTTGTTTGAACTGATACACTAACTCCCAATACCATGTTGGCTTGTAGTTATTAGGTGTTCTTGATGCTATCCATTCATCTTTGTCTGCCATAAATGTATAGCATAGGTGCTTTCATTTTAAAATCAAGTAGTTATGAAGAAATAAATTTCTCTAATAAACGATCTTCTATTTCTTGTAAACTTTTAACAGATGAATCATCAGCTGCTTTAACAGCTTCATACATCATTTGCTTTTGTATACGATATATATAAGCATCAACTGATAATTCTTTATCATTATAACCACCGTATTTAATGCTAACAATTTCATCTTCACCAAGTTTCTGGTTGAGTTTATCAGCCCATTCTTCAATAATGCCATCAATACCTCTTACTGAATCTAAATGATTCTTTCTTTCTAATAATAAGACTTTTGTTTTTTCTTGAATATCAATAAAGTCTTTGTGTTGTTTAACTTTATCAATTGCCTGTTGATTGTATAGTCTTGATACATTTTCTGTTAGGACTTCAATGTCCTTTATTCTAAATTTAGCCATGTGTTATCTCCTTTATAGCTAGTTAAAAAAGTTACATCATCATGCTCTGATGTTGTAACTACTACACGCTTCATAGTCTTACGACCATGAACGATTTGTATGGACATAGGTTCGCCCATCAAATTTATTATGATAGTGTATGCAACAAAAATTATATTACATAAGAGTAGCTTTCAATTACTTGACATACTTCCCTCCATTCCTTTGAGAAAAGTATGATAGATAAAAAGCTAATTACTATCTTGACATTAAACTTTATTTAATGTTGACACATTCTACTTTATCTAATCGTTTGAATGGTTTAGGTGCTATCTGGTGCAGCACTAATAGTATTCCAATCACAAATACTATTGTTAATTTATTCATGAATGTCATTTTGAATCTCCATTTCCATAGTCTTTAAACATCTGGGCAATTCTTTTATATTAGATTTAATAATCTTATCTATTATACGCTGAGCTATTTTAGCATCAGCTTGCTTGCCACAGTCTGCTTCTAACCTCATATGAAATATTAAAAAGTCTTGATCTTCATCGTTAAGGTATATTACTGCCATTGTTTTACCTCCAACATTTGTATTGACCACACTCTCCGTAGTCACATGGTTCACCACAATCTACACAGATACCATCTGCCATTGCTTCAGCAATAGCAATCTTGCGTTCTTGCTCTTCAGCAATTGCATCTACATATGTTTGCATAAAGACATCCAACTCATTGTTGTTATCTTTATCATCTGGTGTTGTTAAATATAAGTTAGTCATGTTGTTATCTCCCTCTATTAGTTGTTAAATTGGTTGCCTAAGTTTTAGGTCGCTGTCCGTGTGGCCTTTCTAACTATGCCTGTTACCTCTCAATACTAATGTAACAATCGTGCAGTCTAACGGACTTGGATATAATTTTTGTTTCAGCACTTATTATATCGCCACTTAGCTCTAAAACTTAGGGCTTGTATTATAGATTTTGGTATCTTGTATTGACCATTATGCTTTTCCCCTCTCCTCTGCAGAGCTTGAGGGTGCGGTGCATCATCCATCCCACCTAGTCTATAAATTCTTTTAACTCTGGTTCTGTTATATTATGTTTGAACACAGCAATGAATGTAATGTTATCCAATTCTTTTCTCCAGAATTTTTTTTCTTCTGGATACTTAGCAACCCTTACTTGCTTCACTGCTTCTTTAAATCTAAAGATTAGTTCTGGTCTTGTAAGTTCATTACTACTGTGTGTCATGTATGTTTTTCTCCTTCTGTTGTAATCATAAACACTCGTTGATTGTAACCACTTGTACCTTTGCGTACTAATGGTTTGATGTCTGCTAGTTTTGTTGGTTCATCTACAGTATTCCAATCTTTTAATACTATAGCATATCCTTTCTTAACTAGCTGACTTAATCTGGAAGATACAGATACTTCTTTAGCATTTATATCTTCTGCTATATGAGAGAATGTACTACCATTTACTCCACATGATTTTAATGAACGAAGTATCTTGGTATCTAATGATGCTTTGATAATATTCTTAGATGTATCAGGATCATTCTTTCTAAATGGTGTCTTAATAAAGTCTACTACATTATTCATCTAAACCTCCATATGCTTTGTGATAGCTATCATCTATAAGATTGTCGATAGCTTGTTTAATAGTCATAGTAATCATAAACTTTCTTTGTTCTTCAGTAAGCTCTGGGTTTTGAAAGCACATTACTTGGTCAGTAATAAACTTTATATAAGACTCATCGCCTTCATCAAACTTTAACTCAGTATCAGGGTATGTTTTCTTAATACCTTTTATGATTTGATTGCGTACATTAGTGCGAAATGCACCATCTACATCTGGTATTTCTTTAGTCATGTTTATCTCCTTTAATAATTAATAACATAATCCACATTAATTCACAAGTTTATTAGGTTTCTTGTTCTCTAATATCCATTCTGCTGCACTGCTAGCTTGAGCAATACACTTGATAAGATACTGACTATCTTCTTTAATCTTTTTATTCCAAGAAGATATGTATCTTAAGTGATTAGGTTGTGGTTTAACAATAACTCCTAGCTCTGTGCATACCATAATGGAACACATCTCAGCTACAAGTTCTTCTCTAGCATAGCTATCTGGGTCTTGACTGTACCCTTTTAAGTCACGGTTACATCTGGTTTCATGGCCTGTTGCATGACCAGCTTCATGAAATATAACAGATAGATATTCTTGAGTAGCATCTGATTCATTACCTATACCTTCAAACCTCCATTGGTCTGGTATTACTATTGAATCAGTAGTTGGTACATAGTAAGCAGAGTTGCCTTGATGTTTAATATCAATGCCTTGTCTTTTCATAAACTTATCAATAAGTATTTCACAATCTTTATTCATGTTAACTTCGTTAACTTTAGGTTCATTGTTTAATACAATATAATCAGAGTCATTCCACTCTGGTATCTTAGGATGTACTGGCTTTACATCACTACCATTCCATGCTGGCACAGTTACCCAGCGATATATAATTAACTTACCATTGTCACCTTCCTTCATTTTAGGTGTAATGATACCGACTGGACTTGGACCAGATGGTGCATAGCCTAGCTTACGCCAGGTGTTATATGATCCATAAAATTTAGAATTATAACCCATCATGTCTGATACAATAGACATTAACATTTGATTAACACCTCTGTATCTTGATGGCTTGTTAGTGCTAGACTCTAGGTCTAACTCGCTGACTTTATACTGTTCATCAAAACTAACTTGCCAAGTCTTTTGCCAGTCACCACCAGTCTTAGTAGCTTCATCTAATATTGATAAAAATTTTGAGTTAAATTTTTCTGTGTTAAACTCATACACTTTTTGTGTCTTTGACATATTGTTCTCCAAAAAAAAATTTGTGAGAGGAAGATTTAATCTGGGGAAATTACTTTTTCTTCCTCTCACTGGTCGTACTGATCCCATGTTATGGTTACACCATGCGATGGTTTTTACTCAGATTTACGACCATAAAAAAACCCTACGGTCAAAGACCGTAGGGTCTGAAACTATAGTTAAGCTATAGTTTCTGAATGTTGAACTTCAACATTCTTATTACAATCACCATTCAGAACTTCTGATGTGTGACTACTAACATCGTCACCATGTGACGATGAAGCTTCGTTGTCGCCAAACGGCATACGAGTTGGTTCGTAATCCGTACTTAGTTTCGAAAGCTGTGCTTTCGATAACGGCTTGGAGTCGACGACAACCTTAGCTTTCTTAAGTCTATTTCTTCTATCTCTTTCATGAGTTTCACTCATGATAGATTCAAAAGTCATATCATCTTTACGAGTAAAGAAAGCTAATGCTTCATCATAATCTTTCGCTAACGAAAGATTATAAGCGATAGCTTGTCTGATACCTTCCAAGGTATCAGATGCCCTTTGGGCATTAATATCTACTGGCTCTTTAGCCATCTCTCTCTCTAACCATGTTAGAGTAGAGAGTTCTTTAGACTCAAGTTTCTTGAGTCTATAATAGATACTAATAACTTCGCCGACGACTAAGTCGCGACCTAGTGCATTGGTGTATTGCACCATATCCATTCCCTTCTGGAAAGTACCTCTGTACTTTCCCTCTCGATTTATGTCCGAAGGAAGTACAGTTTCGTCTAAGATTCTTTTAACGATGTGATTAAGTTGAGTTTTATTGCTCATTGTTTATCTCCTATTATAAGGTTATGCCAAAATCGGCAAGGAGTCGTGTTACATCATGATTCGATGGTAACCAAACAAACCGACTTGCCTTCTTGCAAGTTGGTTTCCTTCGGCTTGTTTGGTGCTAATGCTAGGTTTGCTCTTCGCAAACCATACGCATTGGCCCAACGAATCTTGATGTATAAGCAGCGTCCGATTTTGGCATGTTCTTATAGATAATGCGAGATAATGGCAATGACAATAAAACCAACGCAACATCACTCGTTAAATATAGAATCGTACGAAACTGTACGAACTGAGGACATAAATCGCCAATACAAATGCGTAGCCTTTTTATTGAGAGGGAAACCCACGGTGGCATGGCGATAAGGCCCTTCTGGATTCCATTATCATTAAGTTACGTCTATCGCATAATGGTATCCAGGACAGCCGTTCGCCATGACAAGCTCTGCTAGTGGCACATCGATTGCTATTCGCAATCGGTGATGACTAGCTTCTCGCTTTGTCGAAACTGATGACTCATGTCAAATAATCATGCAAATCACCAGTGATAACGCCAGTGATTTCTTCGATTAGCATGAACATCAGTTGATAATTCTTAATACTCAAATAATCACCCTTGTCTTTAAGATTATATGCACATTACTATATGGTCTACAAATAGCAATAAGCCGTGTTGTTCGGCATAGCCGAACTGCCCGCACCCAGACATATTGCTATTTCTATCCTCATATAGTCGAGTCATGTGCATATTAACAAGGGAGATTACATATGAGTATTCAAGAAAACACTGATTATATTAAACAAGCTAATCTTATCGCTACTATGTTTACAGCTGGTATCATAGATGTTGATGAGTATCACTATCGCATGGCACTCATCTCTGATGAATGTTATAGCGATAAGGATTAGTATCATGGATATATTATTAGATATACTACATTGGTATTTCACAGGCACAGGCTACTTTTTCCATCTGGTCATAATACCAGCTTATGCCTTTGCTAAACTATTTGAGATACCAATGTAGTTGATAAATCACAGATATATTCTTTGCCATGTGGGTAACCCTCTTGACATGATTCGAATCATAGCTGTATAATCGGCAGAGCGAACAATCGTAGAGGTCACTTACATGGCAAATGATGTCACCACATTAACGGATTTGCAGACGCAATTCGTGGATAACTATTTAACCAACGGAGGTAACGGCAAGAGAGCTTGTATCGACGCTGGTTATAGTGATAAGAATGCATCAGTGCAAGCCAGTAAGTTATTGAAATTACCACATATTCAACAAGCTCTCATGAAAGGAACTGCTGAACATATTGGGATTGCGTCTGCGAAAGCAATGCAGAAGATGGTTAACCTTTCTGGCTCAGCTAAGTCAGAGTATGTTCAGCTTGAAGCATCTAAGGATATACTCGACAGAGCTGGATTCAAACCTCCAGAAAGGACACAGCATCTTCTGGACGGTGACATCAAGATATCTATTGATTTATCATAGGGGGGGGGTTGAAAACCAACCCACTGGTTACTGTTACTTGTCCTCCTCAAACATTATTCTTAAAAAAAGTACTTCATTAAATTTTTTTGTGCGTTAGGGTTCGTTACTGGTCGTGTAGTATAGAGATCATGTCTAAAGATAATATAATCGAATTTAAGGTAAACGATGGTAGTAGGACTAAAGATACTGTACTGGATTATCTCGAAGATAATAGGGATAGTATTGTATCCATTACATCTATTGTGGAATTTGATGACGGCAAGGTGGGTATATACGCTGATGATAAAGATATTTATACCTGGCTATTCCAGAAAAAATTTTTGGATTACTTTGTCCAAAAAGCTTTTGATGAGAGGGTTGATACATATTTGGAGGACTGATGAAGAAGCAGAAGCTAACTCCCCAAGAAAAAACAAGAAGAGAACAGGAAAGGGCCAACGCAGTTATAAGACCTTGCGTAATCTGCGGAGTAGAGGTATACAGAAGTAGTTACTTTGTTATTAATTTAGCTGATGAACTAATGTGTATCAAATGTTATAGGGATAAGAATGCAACTGAAGTATAAGCCTGATGGCGACACCCTGAAAACCTTTATGAAGGATGATTCTTTTTTTAGAGGACTCAGAGGTCCTGTCGGAAGTGGTAAGTCAGTGGCTTGTTGCATAGAAATATTTAGGCGTGCCTTACTACAGAAACCTAATGAGGATGGTAAAAGGCGTAGTAGGTGGGCAGTTATCAGGAATACTAATCCACAACTTAGAACAACAACTATCAAGACATGGTTAGACTGGTTTCCAGAAAGCGACTGGGGTAACTTCCGATGGTCTGTTCCCTTTACTCACCACATAAAGAAAGGTGATTTAGATGTAGAAGTTATCTTCTTAGCACTTGATAGGCCAGAAGATGTAAAGAAACTGCTATCACTAGAGCTAACTGGTATATGGGTTAACGAAGCAAGGGAGATACCTAAGTCTATTATTGATGCGTGTACTATGCGTGTGGGTAGATTCCCTTCTATGAAGGATGGTGGTCCGTCTTGGTATGGTGTTATATGCGATACCAATGCTCCAGAAGAAGATCACTGGTGGGCTATTATGGCTGGTGACTCTATTGTACCAGAACATATATCCAGAGAAGAAGCATTAATGTTAGTTAAGCCTGACAACTGGGCGTTTTGGAATCAGCCTGGTGGTATGCTTGAAGATAAAAACAATGAAAATGAGGTAGTAGGCTACAAGTTTAATGACCTAGCTGAAAACAAAAAACACTTAACCCCAGATTACTACAAGAATATAGTCAATGGTAAAACTAAGTCTTGGATAGATATATATGTTATGAACCGATTAGGTAGATTAGATGACGGTAAACCAGTATATCCAGACTTTAATAAACAAATTCATGTAGCAGAAGAGCATATACCGGTAGCAAACGGCAACACAGTGTATGTGGGTATGGACTTTGGATTGACTCCAGCTGCCGTATTTGCCCAAAAAATTCGTGGTCGTTGGCATATTCTTAAAGAAGTTGTGTGTATTGACATGGGTATTGTACGCTTTGCAGAGCTAATGCGACAAGAGATTGCACAGAACTATCAGGGTTGTGACCTACAAATGTGGAGTGATCCAGCTGGTGACTTTAGGGAGCAGACTGATGAGAGTACACCA